GTTGACCGTCTCGCCGACGAGCCATGTCAGGCCGGTGATCGTCGTCGCCGGTGCGCCGTTGTAAGTCATCCCGCAATCGACGAAGAACGCATCCGCCTGCGTCGCGAACGCCCGGCTCGCGAAACGCTCGATGTAACGCTTCGTAGCGCCGTTGACGAGACGCTGGACGACGACATACTTCGCGTCCTCGATGCCTTCAGCCACCGCGCATACGCTCTCGAAGCTGCTCTGGTGAGCGCCGTTGCCGGTAAAGGTGTCATGGTGATGCCATGCAGTGATCTGCTGCTCTGGCACATAGGTGAGGCCGAGCAGCGTGCCGTTGCTGCTGGTCGCCCAGAGCATCGGGCGCGGCGCTTTCGCGTAGCACATATCGACGATATCGTAGCCGTCGAACAGGTGCGGCGCGCGCAAAGACAAGTCGGTGCTGGTGTAGCCGTTTGCCTGCCATGAATACGACAGTTCGCGGATGTGTCCGCCGCGGGCGGCAACGTAGAGCATGATGTTGTTGATAACCTGCGGCGTGACGTTCGATGCGCCGACGTGCGCCTGCGGCGAGACGGAAACCGATGCGGGCGTGATCGCGTCGGTGTTGATCGATGTGATCTGCCACTCGCCGGAAGATGTCAGCAGGATGAGCTGCCGCAGCGGCACGACGTGCCGGATCGTGTTGGCATCGAGCGCGGCGATGCGGAACGCGATGCGGTCTATGTCGCGCAGGGGCAACGAATAGCTCATCGTGGACTCGGTGCCCTCGCGCGTCATCCACAGGTTTTGCGGTTGGTTCGTCGTGCCCGCGAAAATGCGCCGCTGCTGGAAGTAGCTGACTGCGCCGGGGTAATTGCCGGTGCTCGTGAGCGTCGTGTCGTAGTTGGGCGGCGTCTGGCTGATATCCGCGGCGATGTTGTTATCGATGAAGCTTGTGCCCTGCGTCTGGCCGATGTAGCCGTAAACACCGCCCGAGAATTTATAGACGTTGTAATGATCGACGCCCGCGACGACGCTCCACGAGATTGTGTTCGCGCCGCCTGAAGCGAAAAGATCGTTAATGACGCCCGCCTGGTACAGCGTGCCGCCGGAGCTATAGACGCCGTATGCCGTGGTGTCGATGACGTTGCCCGCGAGGTCGGTCAGCGTCAGTGTGGTCGTGGTCGGCACTGTCTTGACGATATAGTAGTTATTGTTGAGCTGCGTCATGCCGACGATGTTCTGTATCAGCACCGAGTTGCCGACGACGAGGCCATGCACCGCGCTCGTAGTGATCACACCAGGGTTAGCGTTCGTCACGGCGGTGATTGTTTTGGCGACGCCCTGCGCCGGGTTCGACGCGACGCTCTCTTGCAGTCCGTCAGCGGAAACTGAGGTGACGACGTACTGATAGAAATAGTTCGTGCCCTTGGCGTTGCCCGCGACCGTCGGGGATGGCGGCGTCAGAAGCGCAGCGAATGAGATGGGGATTAGCGACCAGTTGACAGCACCGAGACGGCGCAGCTCGCGCGGCGCGTAGCCCGGATGCACCAGCGTGAAGACGTCCGCAGACTGCACAAAGTGGATATCGAAGAGATCGGCCTCGAGGAACGGCGAAGGCACCTCGAGGATGTTTCCCGCGGGCATCGCGTACCAGTATGTCCCGTTCGGCGGAGCATGGCCGATGTTCCCGGCGGCGATGCTGTAGTAGTTTACACCGGCTGAGGATGCCAGGTCGCCGATAGCGTAAGTCGTGCCGCCGTTGTATGCCGTCACTGCGCCGGTGAGAAGTGTCGCGCCCGCGGTGTGCATCCTGAAATACAGATTACCCATCTCGAGCGCGAAGGTCTGCGTTGTGTTGTATGTGAACGGCAGGACACGCGTCTTCTTCGTGCTGTCCTTGACTTCGCTGACGTATGTCGTGCCTGGGCGGTTAGCCGCCGGGCCGTGTGGATACACCTCGAAGTTCCTGAGAAGCGCCGCGCCGGTCTGGAACTTGGCATCGTCAACACGCCCGTAGAACTCGGGCGTGACCTCGCCGCCGGTGAACGATCTTGCAAGCGAGCGGATACTAGCCATGCTTCACCTTACCTGTTTGAAATCCACGGAGTGACCTGCTGCACGTGCGACATGCTGTTATTGGCGTCCGTCCCTGAGACTTTGCCGAACATCACAAGGAACGACTTGAACATCGCCTGCGACATCTTCATGCCGTCCTCGCCCTTATAGATCGGCCCTGCGAGGTGGCTGGCAAGAAGCCATGCCAGCGCATCGACGAACATCGGCGAGAACTTCGTTGTGTCGGTCACCTTGATCGAGAAGCGCGCCACGGCGGTCGCCTGGTTGGTGAGAATGATCTTGCTGCCGTCGGTGTCCTCTTCGACGGCGTAGGGCTGCGGCTGATAAAGCGCGTTCGGGATGTACGAATACCCCGCCTGCCCCGAGAGCACATCGGTGGGCGGCCCAGGCGGAAGCAGCGTGCTGTAATCGTCTGCGGCGTTCGGCGGCAGGATGGCGATGATATTCAGGGCATTGTTCGGATACGCGTAGGTGAACTGCCAGCCGTTAAGAGGGGGAGATTTCAGCGCCAGCGTATCGCGCTTCGTGCTGAAGCCCCAGTCGTGCATTTCGAGAAGCGTGTCGCGCGCTATCGGATAGAACGTCGCGCAGCGCGATGCCTGCTTGCTGGGATCGGGAGGATTGATGTTCGTGACGACCGCGGTGTCGCCGAGGCGGGCCAGTGCAAGGTTGCATATATCGACATCTGAAGCCACGGTACGTCCTTTCTAAGAAAAAGGGGCAGGGCTTTGGAACCCTGCCCCTTTTCGTCACGAAGACATGGTGTTTTAAACCAGGTCGCCGCCCTCTTTTGGTGCGCCAGGCTTGAAGAGGTTCTGGATAAAACCTCCCGCTTTCTTGGCGACGGCATCGGCTTCGGCGGCGGCCTTCACAGCGTTGTCGGCGTCGGCCTTGGCGGCCTCTGCCTTCGCTGCGAGAGCCTTGGCGGCATCGGCTTTAACGTCGGCTTCAAGCTGTTGCGTCTGCTTGAACCAGCTAGCCTTTGCACCGTCCGGTACGTCGAACTCAGCGCCGACCTCGCGGTATCTGCCTCCGTGGAAGCCTGCTTTAGTTGCTGTTACCTTCATGGTCTATCCTCCTGTTAGCTGACCGAGAAGCCGGACGCACCGTACTGCTGCGCCTGTACATCGTTGGTCAGGAAGGCATCGAACTTGCCCGCTGTCAGGGCCGCCGTGCCGATGCGGTACACGACGCGCAGGTAGCGCTTCAGGCCGGTTGGCAGTTTTGCCTTGAGCAGTTCCGTACCGGCGGTCACGCTGGCGACGGCTGTTGCCGTGCCAATGAGCACATCGATAGGGGTCGTGAAGGCGGCGTCCGTTGCCGTTTGGAGGACAGGCTGCACCGTCGCGCTGCCGCCCGACGTTGCCGTCGTGCTGCACTTGACAGTGAGGTAGACACTTTGCCCAATACCCTCGTCCTGGGCTGCGCCCGTGTCGAGGATGTTGGTGGAAGCGTTGTCTTGCTGCAACGTCACTGCTTGTGCCGCCGAGAAGACTTCTTGTGAGTCGAGTAACATGATCGTTTCCTTTCGGTTAGAATTGCGACGGCACCACCGCGGTGCCGTCGCTTATTCTGGTTAGGTTATGCGTGCCTCAGTCAGCAGGATCGCATCGACCGTGCGCACTGGAACCCCGAAGAACGTCAGGGTGCCGTTGCCAACACTGCCGGGTGATACGCCGCCGAACGCCTCGGTTGCCGGTTGCAGAGCCAGGGCGTTCTGGGATTTGTCCAGAGCCTGGATCGCCAGCATTTCCTTGACGGTACGAGCTGCGTAAAACACCGCTTTGCCCTTGCCCATCGCCGGGATGTGCGCCATCGCCTTGATCATCAGCTTGATGAGCAAGGTTGCTGCGGTATTCGCCTGCGTTGTGACCTGGCCGACGAGGTCGGACACGTCGATGTTCGCGATACGAACAACGTAGCGCCAGTCGGCGACACGCAGACCGGGCTTCCATTGCCAGTGATCTGCATACGCGCGGTAGCGGTTGTTCGAGCTGTCGAAAGCATCGATCAGGCCGAGGTCTTCATGGAAGAGGCCCGCTTTGGAACCCTTCGGGAAGATGCCGTGGACTGTCTGCGGCCCCCAGATGATGAGGTAGACGGATGTGTTGTCGCTGCCCGTGCCGCCTGCATCGATGATGTTTCCGCCGTTGCCCGCCGAGAGAGACGAGAAGCGCGGGCCGAAGCCGGTGAAGCGTTCTGGGTTGACGGTGACGTCGCCGTAGAACAGAGTGGTCGCCATCGTCTGGTTCATGCTCTCGATAAAGCTGTCGGCTTCGGAGAGACGGAACTCGTTGGTGTTACCGTTGAGTTCTGCGACGTCCTTGTCGACTTCGGAGCGTGTTTCCAGCATACCGCAGGAGTCGTCCACCTGAGCACGGAGAGACTTGC